CAACTATAACAGTAACAGGGACTTTAGTAATAGTATAATGTCAAAGATAGAAGTAGATGCAATAGATAAACAAAGTGGTTCAACCTTAACATTAGGTGGATCAGGCACAGCAGTTACACTTGCGTGCGGCGCTACTCAAACAGGTTTTGGTAGAACAGGGACTGTAGATTGGCAAACTGGTTCAATTAAGACAGCGACTTTCACAGCAGTTAATGGACAAGGGTTTTTTGCAGATACAACTTCAGGTGGATTTACAATGAACTTACCTGCAGGTTCTGCAGGAGCAATTGTATCAGTCGCGGATTATGCAGGAACTTTTGGTGCAGGTGCTTTAACTATTTCACCTAATGGAACTCAAAAAATAGGTGGATTTAGCTCTGACGTAATTTTAGATACAATAGGTCAATCAGTTACTTTTGTTTATGCAGACGACACTGAAGGTTGGATAAACGTTCAAGATTCAACATCTAATATACGAGGTAATGAATTTATAGCAGCAACAGGTGGAACTATATCTTGTAGTGGAAATGATAGAATTCATACATTTACAGGACCTGGAAGTTTTGTAGTTTCGGCAGCAGCGGCCTGCGCAGCTAATAATGTAGTTTCATATTTAGTGGTGGGAGCTGGTGGAACTGGTGGAAGTTGTAATTCAGGTGGAGGTGGAGCTGGTGGATTTAGAGAAGTTAAATCTCCTGCAACTCCTTATACTGCTAGTCCTTTAGATGGCTATTCAACTCCAGGAAATAGAATTACAGTTGCAGCAGCAACTACTTATCCTGTCACTGTTGGAGGTGGAGCTTCTCTACAAACTGGAGGTTTTAGAGGTGACAGTGGATCTAATTCTCAATTTTCAACAATAATAGCAGCAGGTGGTGGTGGCGGAGGAAGTAATACTACTGCACCTATAAATCCAGGTTTAGCTGGAGGTTCAGGAGGAGGAGCATCATTTGATGAAACAAGTGCTCCTGCTGTAGGAGCTGGAAATACCCCTTCTGTTACTCCACCACAAGGAAATCCTGGAGGAGTTGGAACAGGTCCAGGAGCTAATGCTGGGGGTGGTGGCGGTGGTGCAAACGCAGCTGGAGCTCAAGGATCAACTCCCCCTACTGGAGATGGAGGAGCTGGAGGAGCTGGAGCAACGACAAGTATTAATGGAACACCTACAGTTTACGCTGGTGGTGGCGGTGGTGGAGCTGGATCAAGTGCTAATGGTGGAGCCGGTGGAACAGGTGGTGGCGGATATGGTTCTAACAACCCAGGTGTTCCTAATTCTAATAATCCTGGTGCAACACCTGTAGAACAAGCAGGAAGCGGAGGAGCTAATACAGGTGGTGGTGGCGGTGGAAGTAATGGACCTAATCCTGGTTCAGCATCTCCTAGTACCGCTCAAGTAGCCGGTAGAGGTGGTAGCGGAATCGTAATAATAAGGTATAAAAGAGCATAATTATGGCAAGTAAAATTAAAGTAGATAATATAAATAAAGTTTCAGATGATTCAAACATCATCAATAAATGCGGTACGACAATTACACTAGGTGCAAGTGGCGATAGTATTGCTTTAGCATCGGGTGCATCACAGACAGGTTTTGGAAGAACAGGGACTGTAGATTGGCAAACATCAATTAAAACAGCAGCAACTTTTGTTGCAGCAAATGGTGAAGGTTATTTTGTAGATACTTCAAGTAATGCTATCACTGTAACTTTACCAGCAGGCACTGCTGGATCAATAGTTGCTTTTAGAGATTATGCAAATAATTTTGCAACTAATGCTTTGACAATTGCATCAAATGGTTCACAAAAAATTGAAAATAATACAGAAGATTATACTATTTCTACAAATAGTGAATCAGTTACTTTTGTTTATGCAAATGATACAAAAGGTTGGTTAGTTGTTAATGATGGTAATAAAGATGCAGGCGATTCTGCTGGTTTTATAGTTGCAACCGGTGGAACAGTTGCAACAATTTGTACAAATTTTAAAATTCACACTTTTACAGGTCCAGGGACTTTTTGTGTTTCAGCAGGAGGTGGTCCACAAGCAGTAGCAGGTTACCTTGTAGTTGCAGGTGGAGGCGCTTCACCGAATACACACGGTTCAGGATCAGGTGCTGGTGGTTATAGAGAGGGTAAATCAGATCCTGTCACCGGTCCTTATACTGGTAGTCCCTTAGCGGCTTGTGCTTCAATTCAATTTTCACCAGGTGCATTTGAAGTTGTAGTAGGTGGTGGTGGTTCAAATAGTCCAGGACCAACTGGAGGCTCATCAGGATCAAATTCAGTTTTAAATTATACAGGTTCAACAATTACTTCTGCTGGTGGTGGTAAAGGTAGAGCAGGTGCAGTTGGTTGTGCAGGTGGCTCAGGTGGTGGTGGAGGAGCATCTGGAGGTCCACCAGTAAATCCAGGTGGAGCAGGAAATACTCCCCCAGTTAGTCCATCACAAGGATTTCCAGGAGGCACAGGCGGCGGTGGTCCAGGTGCTCAAGGAGATGTAACAGGTGGTGGGGGTGGTGCTACAGAGGCAGGTGTAAATGGTAATGCTCCATCAACAGATTCAGGAAGAGGAGGTGTTGGAACATTTACAAGTATTACATCATCACCAGTAGCTTATGCTGGTGGCGGAGGGGGTGGTGGAAGACCACCAAATGGAACGAATAATGGAGGTGGAAGTCCTTGTGGAACAGGTGGAGTAGCAAATGCAGGAGATAATGCAGCTCAACCAACAAGAAATGGAATAGCCAATCGAGGTGGTGGTGGTGCGGGTGGAGTATGTGGTGGTAACTGTGCAGGTAGTGGTGGATCAGGAGTAGTAATAATAAGGTACAAATTTCAATAGGTAAAAATTATGAGTGAAGTAAAAGTAAATAAAATTAGTCCAAGATCGGGAACAACATTAACTCTAGGTGATAGTGGTGATACGATTACTTTAGCATCAGGTGCATCACAATCAGGTTTTGGTAGAACAGGAACAGTTGATTGGCAGACATCAATTAAAACAGCAGCCAGTTTTACTGCAGTAAATGGCGAAGGTTATTTTGTAGATACATCAAGCAATGCTGTGACTGCAAATTTACCAGCAGGTTCTGTTGGAGCAATTGTATCTTTTAAAGATTATGCACAAAATTTTGATACAAACGCTTTAACTATTTCTGCAGATGGTTCAGAAAAAATAGAAGCTCAATCTTTTGATTTAGTTTTAAGTACAGAAGGTGCTGCCGTTACATTAGTTTATGGAGACGCAACTAAAGGATGGCAAGCAGTCAATAGTAATGAAATAACAAATTCTTTAAAATATGTTACAGCAACAGGTGGAACAGTAACAACTGTTTGTACAGATTTCAAAGTTCATACATTTACAGGTCCTGGAACATTTTGTGTTTCTTGTGGTGGTAACGCATCTGGATCTAATACAGTTTCTTATATGGTAATTGCTGGCGGTGGTGGTGGTGGCGGTGAAGAAGGCGGTGGTGGTGGAGCTGGAGGTTTCAGAGAAGGTAAAACTCCTTGCACTCCTTACACAGCATCACCCCTAGTAGCTCCTGCTGGTATACCAGTAACAACACAAGCTTATGCAATAGAGGTTGGAGGTGGTGGAACTGGAATTGTTTGTGATACTACTCCAGCAACAAATGGTTTACCTTCATCTTTTTCAACAATAACATCCACAGGTGGTGGTAGAGGTGGAGATCAAGTAACTCCCACAATAGCTGGTGGTCCAGGAGGATCTGGTGGTGGTGGAACTGGTAACCCTGGCCCTCCACCAGGAGGATCAGGAAATACACCTCCTGTAAGTCCTGCTCAAGGCACAGATGGTGGACCAGGTGTGGCAAGAACAGGAACTACAAATGAAGCAGGTGGTGGAGGCGGAGGTGCAACAGTCGCTGGAACTGCTGGTACTAGCTCACCTAATCCAGGAGGAACTGGTGGACCAGGTGGTGCCGGTGCTACAACTTCAATAAATGGAACACCAACAGCAAGAGCTGGTGGTGGCGGTGGTGGTGCAGCTAATAACGCTGGAGTCGTTGGAACTGGTGGTTCAGGTGGTGGAGGTTCTGGAACTAAAAATAATACAACAGCAACTGCTGGAACAACAAACACCGGTAGTGGCGGTGGAGGTGGTGGCGGAAATGGTGGAGCCAATGGTGGTGCTAGAGGTGGAAATGGTGGTTCAGGTTTAGTAATAATAAGGTATAAATTTCAAAATTAATATGTATTTACTGAACTTAAAAATTAATATATAAGGAGATAATTATGGCACATTTTGCAAAACTAGGGGCTAACGGAAAAGTTATTCAAGTATTAACTTTAGATAATAAAGATATGCTTAATGCTGATAACGTTGAAGATGAATCAGTAGGTCAACAATATTTAGAAACACACAATAATTGGCCTGCACAAATGTGGATTCAAACGTCTTACAATACATCTGCCAATACACATAACTCTGGTGATAACTCAAAAGCATTTAGAGGAAACTACGCAGGTATAGGTTATACTTGGGATGAAGATAATGAAATCTTCTGGCCTAAAAAACCATATCCATCTTGGGTAAAAAATTTATCTACAGCTAGATGGAAATCACCAATCGGTGATGCTCCTGCATATACAGCAGAACAAGAATCACAAAATACAGCTGGCACTCATCAATGGAGATATCACTGGAATGAAGACAATCAATCTTGGGACTTGACAGACGATATAGCATAAATTAATAATGGTGGTGGTATGCAAAAGAAAGTATTAACAGAGCAAGCTCTATATTATGGTGATGTGGCGATGCCTAAAGACTGGGACATTGACCGAGATAAATTACAAAACGATATTTTAAAATCACAAGTTACAGATTCACCTTTTCTATTTTCACGAACATTTGATATGTTAATTACTTATATGAGAGATCATATAAATTTAAACTATGGTTTTACTTTAATTAATAAAGAAACGTGGGGCAATATTTATAAACCTCAAGAAGTATCTATACCTTTATTAAATATAGACCCTGTGGATTTACGTAACTCACCAGATTATACATTACTCTATGGTGTAAAAGTTAAAGATTGTAATGTTCGAATACATTATGAAGATAACAGGCGTAAAGGTAGAAGTTGGGATATACCACTTTTAAATAACAGATTTATAATGTTTCCATCTACTAATATGTATTACTTAACTAACAATCAGAAAGACTCATTAAACTTTGTACAAACAATAACTTATGAATATATCTAATTACTATTGGTATTTTAGTGGTGTGCTCACACCTAAATTTTGTGATGAAGTTATTAAATATGCTAAATCACAAAAAGAAGTTATGGCTAGAACAGGTGGCTATGGTGATAGAAAATTAAAAAAAGAAGAAATATTAGATTTAAAAAGAAAAAGAAACTCTGATTTAGTTTGGTTAAATGATACTTGGATATATAAAGAATTACATCCGTATGTTCACGAAGCAAATAGAATGGCTAATTGGAATTTTGAGTGGGACAGAAGTGAGTCTTGTCAGTTTACAAAATATAAACTAAACCAATACTACGATTGGCATTGTGATAGTTGGGATAAACC